CAATGATGGGCTTTTAATAAATCCACATAAGATCGTTTGATGTGTTCAACATAAGGCGATTCACGTAAAAAAAGAGCGGTTTCACTAGGCTTTGCAATACGCACCATCGAAGCCACACAATCTTCCACATTACGAACGGTAGCAATAATCTTAGGGGGGTAACCTAAAGATGTTTTCATTGTAGAAATGTTTTTGGGTTTTACCCAACTTCTATTTTTATCTAAAACAACCTTTTCTTTTACAGATTTATATTTAGCGCCACACACGGCTTTAATTACATCGTGGACTTCTTGTTTAAAAGTAGCTTGAATATTGGCTTTTTCAGAAGAATCCTCCCAACCTGCCAACATTCCTGTCAAAATCTCTAATAAACCTGACGTAGCCGTAGCGTGAACATCTGGGTGCTGATTTAAAAGCGCCGCTAAAACAGTTGAACCTGATCTAGGTAACCCTGATAAAAAATAAAGTTTTTTCATGTGCTATGCTTTAAGCGCCCAACAAGTAGAACTGCTGCTAATGCCAAAATGTATGCGCGACCAATTTGTTAAAGAGCCTATTTGTACAGGGGAAGAATACTTTACGGGGTCTTTAGTGCTTTGCCCCGCTTGACCTTGATAGTTAGCGCCCCACGACCAAAGAGTGCCGTTTGTTTTTAACGCAACAGCCATCTGATTACCCGTTTGAACGTCTAGCCAATTAGTTAGTGATCCTATTTGAACAGGGCTGTTTCTTTGCACCACCGTTCCGTCCCCTACGCCACCACTGTTATTTCTGCCCCACGAATAAAGTTTGCCACTCCTAATTCCAGCCATATTTTGATACCCGCAACTAGGAGCCGACCAATCAGTTGCTGATCCAAGTTGAACAGGAGAAGAATATGTAGTTGTATTGCCTAGACCTAATTGCCCATAACCGTTCTGCCCCCAAACCCAAGCAGTTCCATCCGTTTTAACAAAAAAATGCATATAACTGCCAGAAGCGCCTGTTGACCAATTACTTAACGACCCTACTTGAACAGGGGAAGAACGACTAATGCCATTTGTATTAGCACCTAAAGCACCATAAGTCCCATCTCCCCATGTAAAAAGTTCACCTGCCTTGTTGACCGCCGCAGCGGGGCCATTTCCCCCTCCCGTAGTAAACGCCCAAGTAGTTAAACTACCTATTTGAACAGGAGAAGAATAGCGTAAGTAACCGTCGGAAACGCCTGTGCCTTGGCTAATACCCATTACGCCGCCTTGATTCTCCCCCCACGACCAAAGCGTTCCATCAGCTTTAATCGCTTTAGCGCCATTCTGCTCTTGGGCTAACATTGCACCTGCGCCTGTCCAATTAGTCAACGAACCTATTTGAATAGGTGAAGAAGCGTTAAGCCCTGTATTCCAACAACCAAATCTTCCGTCTCCGCAACTATATAAATAGCCGCTTTCCCGAGTTGCTGTAAAATTGTAACTACCCTCTACATCCAGCCAGTCAGAATCCGAACCAAGTTGGACAGGAGAAGAATACCGACCTCCAGCCTCAGTTGAGTTTCTTGCCGCAGCCCCGTTGTAATTATCACCCCAACCCCAAAGTGAAGCAGGAGAAACACCTCCAGCTAACGCAAAGTTGCCCAGCATCATTAAAGTTATTCCAGACATAAGTAGTTACCCTTATATGTTTCCAGTAATGACACACACGGTTGCGCTAATAAATAAAATAGTGGCAACCCCTCTCGTGGCTAAAGTTGCCGTAGCAATATCAGCGTCCTCACCTGCTTTGTAAGCAGTAGTGATTGTACAAGTTATGGTCACATCACCTGTGGTGTTATTAAAAATAGAAATTACATCGCCTTCTGCAAAAGTAGAGTTAGGTATTACAATCGCACCGCTAGAGCCGCATTGGACATATTTGCCAACATCCCCTACAGCAAGCGTGTAACTGCCTGTTTTTGTTCCCACCGCAGGAGCGTTTCTAAAACCAACTTCATCCGTACCGTCTGCGGTACAACTTTGAAGGTTGCCTGAAGCAGGGGTTCCTAAAGCTGGCGTAACAAGAGTTGGACTTGTAGCAAACACTAAAGCCCCTGTGCCAGTTTCATCAGTAACCGCAGAGCGCAAATTAGCACTAGAAGGTGTGCCTATCCACGTTGCTACTCCAGTGCCGAAAGATGTAATTCCAGTGCCGCCATTTGCTACAGGCAAAGTACCAGTAATTTGACTTGCTAGATTTAGATTAAAATTAGCTAAAGCGTCTACAACAGCAGCTCCAGCCCCTGCTCCATCTAAATAAACTATTTTAGTTTCCCCAGTGCCAATATTAATAGTAGCACCTGAACCTTGTTTAATGGTTATGGTCTGACTACCTGTAGTGGCATTTTCTATCCACATTAAACGAGATAATGTATTAGGAGCTATTGTAAGTTCTCTAGTAGCACTTAAAGTAGCACCTGAAGTAACTTTAAAATAAAGTGCTCTTGCTGGGTCTGCCGCACCGTCAGCAACAGTTGTAGTAGCGTTACCGTCTGAAGCAAAAGCTGCTTGTGTGTTGTACCCAAGCGAGTCAGCAATAAGCTCTAAATTAGTATTTGTACTAGTACCCCAAGTGCCGTCTTCATCACCCGTGGTAATTTCTTTAAGCCTTAAATTGTTTACGTAAGTAGCCATGATATATTCCTATGCCGCTTTGTTTATATCTACCCAGTTAGGTGTTTGTGAATCATTTATTGTTGTCCAACCACCCCTAACTACCGTTCCTATCGCACCCGTACCGCTTACACCCGTAGGCACTATTGAGCCACTAAACGTTAACCCTACAGTCCCTACCGCGCCTGTTCCTGCTACACCTGTAGCTGTTGGTATTACAGTGGCTGTACCTGTTCCTACTGCGCCTGTTCCTGCTACACCTGTTGGAACAATCAACTCTGCAAAAGAAATGACTACAGTTCCTACTGCGCCTGTTCCTGCTACACCTGCTGGGATTACTGTATCATCTCTGATAATCCCTACACTACCTACTGCGCCTGTTCCTGCTACACCTGTTGGTACAATAGCGTCTGAAAGAGCTATGCTTACAGTCCCTACCGCGCCTGTCCCTGCTACAGAGACATTTCCGTTGTCTCCCCACGCACCGTCACCCCAACCATTTTTACCCCATACAGCACCGAGATACACAATGTTGTTATAGGATAAACCTAATGTCCCTACCGCACCTGTCCCTGCTACACCTGTTGGAACTGCAACTCCAGTGCGATTTATGGTAACCGTGCCTACTGCACTTGTCCCTGCTACACCTGTTGGAACAATATTTTCGTCCAGAACAAAACTTACTGTCCCTACTGCACCTGTTCCTACAACAGATACATTTCCATTAGCACCCCAAGCACCGTCACCCCAACCGTCTTTACCCCATACAGCGCCAAGATATACAAGTTTATCTGCCACTATTCAGCCTTAAGCGATACGTATAATCGCAGTAGAAGCACCCGCAGCGGGGAACTGAATGGTAAAGTCGCCAGTACTAACAGTTTGGTCGCCACTAAAACTTAACACTGCACAAGCAGAATTAGAATTACTAGTGTTATAAATCATCGCTCCACAAGTAGTAAAAGAAGCACTTGACCAAGTAGTGTCATTAAAATCACAAACAGCCGTAGTGCTAGAAGCAACTGGAGTTACGTTAGTGAGAGTATTACCACCTGCACTATAACCAGAACCACTTGCCTCATCGCTATTCCCAGTAATATTAGTGTAATTAGTGCTTGCTGCACCGTAAGTACCCGAACCCGCTGCCTGAGATTTTAACAACGCTATTTTAAGCGTGTCAGCTCCGTTCTGAAGATCGTGTAGCCCTTTAAGTAATTCTACTTTAAAACTTGTGGGCATTGCTGTTGCTACTGTTATTGCCATGTTATATCTCCAATAGTTTTACAAGTTCCGAATGCCCAGCATCACGGAATTGGTTTGCCAAAGTTGTGCGATCTGAACGAATAGCCTGTTTCATATATTCGATCAACACCCCACGGATTTGCTCTTTAAACGCTTCTGCCTGTTCCACAACCAAAGGATGGCTATTGCCACCCACATAAATTATTTTATCTAACGCCTGTTCTGCTAACTCCTCTACAGTAAAACCACGCTTTGATACTGTAGTTACTTTCACAGTCCCTATTTCTACAACACTTTCAGAACTTATCATTAGATTGACTCTGCTCTAGTTTGACCACTACGGTAAGCATCTTCGCGTAGTTTTCCGTCTCCAAGATTTTTAAGTAACGCTACGGATTGTACGTACATTTTCTCATATGTAGCTATAACATCAGGCTCCCCTTTTTGAAACCTAATCGCTTCCATTAAAGCACCGTTTAATAACGCAGAATCAAATTCCGTACCTAACCATGTAGTTCCAGCAGTAACTATAGACTCTGGATAATAAGCAAAGTGTAGTTCTGCATCAAAGTTAGCATTAGGAGTTGGCCCTACTATAAAACTATTTTGATCAAACACAGCGTAATGAACTGGCACTCCTGTTGTAGCGGGGTTTGGGTATGCTTCACGCATAAAATTAGAATCTTTATCTAGCAAATAAATGTAATCACTTCCGCTAACAATCGCTAAAGAGTAAGCGTACAAAAAACCAGAAGGCATTGTTAAATACTTATTCCCACTAGTTAAAGAACCTGTTTGGTTTTTTCGCAGTGCAGGTAAAGAAACCGTAGTGTATATTTTTTGCTCTGCCTGTTTAGTAAACATAGCAAGTTGATCATCTGTGAACGTTTGCTCACAAATGTCGTTAATATTGGCTTTAAGCTCTGTGTAATTCACTACGCCATTGGCCCTCTTGCTTTAGTACCTTTGGTAGCCGCACCGTTACCACGGGTTTCTACACCACTTGTTTTCATATCTATAGGCTGGTTAACTTGTGTGCCGGGGCTATAGACTATAGGCTCATTTGGAAACTCTATAACTTTAGGTGCTTTTTTACTTTCTCGTTTCATTCTAAATACCTCTTAAGGTGTATTGGCTTGACCGCCCATACCACTATGAGCAGAACAATAATAATATAAAGTAGGAGCTGGATCAGCGACTGTTATTTGTGTATATGCTCCTGCATTACCGGGAACCCCACTAGTACTGACTCCAGTGGTGTATTCTGATCCCCCATTCCATGTACCATTAGGCGTAGTAGAGAACCGTAACGGGTGCGTACCGTTTGTACCATCTGATTGGTCAAACTTGTAAGTTAGTCCTTCTGTTAGTTCTATTGTAGGACTCACCACGCCTCCCAAATAAAATTTATTACCCGTCCCATACGAGTTTGTACCTGTTGCAACTGTTACTATAAAAGTATTCGTTACTATTCCCGAAATAGTTACAACTCCAACTTTACCAAATCCTACCACTATAGAAGGATCAACTGGCTCTATGTGACCTCTACTTGCAGCTAATTCTGCAAAGTCAGGTCTGGGGTTTCTAATAGCTTGCGGGTCATCTACCGGAAACTCCCCTAACCTGTTCTGAGGTTGGTCAGGATTCCAACACTCAGGACACGCTTTTATTTCAGTTACGTTCCCTCGTTGAACCAAATTTCTTAACTCTCGCAACCTGTACTGAAACCCGCATATGTCACAGATTGCAAGTGCCTGTTGTCCCGATGCAAACCTCTGCGACATATCTACCTCATACTTTATTACGTATTAATGGTACTAGGTTAATAGACGCTTTTTCTCTGTCCTCTTTCGCAGCCAAATCAAACTGACGTTCGTACTCTGCCTGTAACATAGGCACTCTTGTAGCTAGTTCAGAGTCTTTCATAGCTACATAGTAAGCTAACCCCGCTACCAAACAAGGTAAAAATCTAAAGTTAACATCCGCAGTTTGCACTCCACTACCCGCATCTTGAACTCTTCTCATACGGTAATACTTTAGTATATACGTAGGAGAGTCGGCAGTGCCTTTATCTGGCACAGGCCACAAGGTTGCTTTTGGGTTGTCCCGCGCTCTATCTATGTAGATTTGTATGGGGCGACCTTGACTTAGTTTATTCGGTATTGTTGCATAAGTAGAAACGCTAATACGAGAAACAGTAAGATCAGCTTGTGTAGACACACTTCCACTTCCAGTACGAATAACATGTTCTAGTAAATCAATAGTGTCAGCGGGTAAATCATAAGTTGCAGTTCCAGCAACTAAATTAACCGTACCTTCATCTATCGTCCACATATTGATCCCACGATTTTGCCACTCAATAGTAAGCAAATTCATAGACCGCCTTGCAGTACGTAGGTCATAACCAGAACGCATTTCACGCCCAGCTCGTTCCCACGCTTCTTCAGCGATTTCAGTGAAATCCATGTTAAATGTAGCAGTACCAGAAGTAGCCATAATTTACTTCTTCTTTTTCTTTACGTGAGCGCCTGTTTTCATTCTTTTAACGGTTACACCACCGCCGCCGCGCATTTTCTTAGTAGTTACACCACCACCGCCACGCATTCTACGTTTTTTAACTGGGCCTTTCTTTTTAGCACCTGCCATCTTGTAACCTCCTATAAAATTCAGTACGTAATTTATACATTTCTTCTGTATCGTATTCTTGGAAACTTCTATCGTAGTACCCAAGAGGTCTTAACTTCTCGGCAGCTTTCTCTAATTTAGATAGTCGCTGCACAAATAACAAAGCATATTCAGTATCTATCTCTGGTTCAAACGCTTCGCTATCTAATAACTCTTGCTCTCCATCATCAGGATGAAAACCCATTACCCACATATCTCTATCTCTAAAAACATTATCTGCAATGGCTTTGTTAACGTTATCTACAAACTGATGAAACTCATCGTTATCCTTTATAAATTCGGTATCAGCTATAATCACTAATTCTTTTAAATCACTCCAATTATGAAGTGCCATATATAACTGCTTGTAATCTTCTTTTTCAAACTTAAAAACTATGCTTACTTTATGTTCTTGCCATGCTGCTTTTGCATAAGGACAAGCTGGTAAATTGTTAAACTCTGAATTACTTGGTTCTAGTACCTGTGCAGACCAATCCTTAATTTCTTTGACTATTCCTGTTCTTTCTTTCCAAGTAATCATTTCTTTTTCTTAGCAGGTTTCTTTCGTCTAGCGGCTTGAACTCTTCTTGGTTTACCTGCTGGTTGCCCTAACCGTTTCTTCTGGGCAATCCTTTTACTCTTTTCCGATTTCGTCATTTCTGACGATGTTTTTGGCGTTTTACTAGAAACTTTTTTAGTGGGCCTACAATAAGGCGTACCGCGTTTTTCGCCCTTCTGTCGCCCACAAGCCTTGCCTGTTCGCACATCTTTCCAATCTTCCTTGAACCAACGTTTTAAGGCAGCTCCCTTTTTAGTTTTACGAACAGCCACTAAGACTTATTTCCCCAGTTTTTTGCGCCTTTCTTACGACACTTAGCAATAGCTCCAGAAGCGTAAGCAGACGGAAATACTTTATACCGAGCTTTTACCTTATGGTAGCAAGCGTCTTTAGTAGAACCACCTTTTTTAAAGGTAACAGGCTTTATCCTACCCATTCCTCTTGATCGCATCATGCTCTTGTCTTCCCTCTTTGGGCTATACCATCACGAGGACACTTATGTATTTTGCCTCCTCGGTTAAATCCTTTTATTCCACGGCCCTTTAACACATCTGCTTGGGTAACTTTTCCATCTTTGTTGAGATCGGGAAAAGTTGTACCTCCTTTGTTAAACTTTTTACCTGCATCTGCTTTCATATACTCTTTCCCTACACTTTGTGATACACCCGTTTCTTTGGCAAATTTAGGGTTGTTAGCCACTGCCGCCATGAATTTGTGTTGTGCCTTAGATTTGCTAGGCATTTTTAACACTTCCACCGTTTTCTGGCTTGACGCAGCCTAGAATTAGGGTTCTTAGCTGCTTTTGGAAACTTTTTCATCTGACCAGCAGAACGTGCACAGAACGACTTACGCCGCTTTGCGGCCTTGCTGCCTTTCTTCACTTTACCAGTAACGGCTGTCTTGAGTTTAGAGCCGGGGTTGTCCCTACGATATTTAGCCACACCCTTCTTGGTCATACCTGCGCCAGATTTAGTCGGACGCTTCTGACCACCTTTAATGGTGTGGCCTTTCATAGTTCCCTTTTTGCCCGTTTGTTTAGCCACAAAACACCGTTACATTAGTAATGTTGCTTAGAGTCAGTATTGTAAAGTCGCTACTACTATTACTGCGCTGAGTAAGAATACCCTCGTCAGGTATAGTTACACTGTCAGCAAACGAAGAAGAAGATGCAGGAGTATCGACCTGTAAAAGAAGAGTTCCACTGGCGCTGTTAAGATTAAACTTCAACGACCCCGCAGAACCTGCACCTACATAATAGACACTCTTAATCCTAGTGCGACCAAAAGCCAACGAACCTGTAGTACCAATACTTACGTTACCCGCAGAAGCACCACTAGCCACTACACTAGTTACTACCGTATAGAAATTAGTAGAAGAAGCAGTACCAGCATTAGCTCCTGTTACTACTTCAGTAGCAGCTTCACCAGTAAGACTACCCACTTTAATCCCTGTTATGGTAAATGTAATACCACTATCGTTACCCGCAGAAGTAAACAAAAGTTTATAACCAGTACCACTAGGACTAACATCATTAGTAAGCAACGTAACATCTCCAGCACCGCTAATACTTGCTGCTGCTTTTAACAACGTAGCACTAGTGGAGGGAGTTATGGCGAAAATATCACCTTTGGACATAACTTACTCCTTAATTTCACCCCGCAATACAGCGGCTTTATACTCAGCAGTGCCGGGTATAAGGCCACCTTTTGCAGGTTTTTTAGGGGCCGCTTTCTTTTTAGCGGGTGCTTTTTTCTTAGCCGTAGCCATAATTACCCCCTATTAACGAGTTCCAGCGCCCATTAAATAATCAATAGTAGTCGCACGAGTACCTGATGCACTACCAGATATACTCATGGCTGCTATAGCCAGATTTTCGTCATCAGGGATATTTGCACTGTGCGTAGCAACAAGTTTATCGTCAATAAAAAACTCAACTTTACCAGTACCTGCTACTGCAATACCTAATTTGACGTAAGTATTATCAGCCATATCAATGCCTGAATCAGTAGAAGTTTCAGTGCCATCTTTCTCTGTTTTACACAGAATAGAAGCATCTCCATCATCTACTTGAAACACGATACGGTCTGTTGCAGTCAGCATGTTTTCTGGATTAGTAGCAAAATTAACGGTAAAACCAACACAAATGTCAGATTGATCTACATCGTTATTTTTAATACGAGTCTGAAAAAACATATTCTTGCTTGCTGCAACAGCAAATATTTCATTGCCTTGTACAGAACCACCGTCATTATCGGTAGTACCTGCGGAAGTAATCGCAAGCTCTCCACCTACAGTGTCAGCTACGATAGCTACAGTTGCACCGGAGTCTTTTACAACAGTCCAACCAGTGTCTAGCTCGTAGACAAAATCGTCTTCTAGGCAGTAGTAATCAGGGTTAATTGACATTGGCATTTCACGAAGGTCTTTGTAACCGGACGCATAGCCGCTGTACAACACGGGGGTATTGTGATGAGTAGCCATATAGTTCTCCTGTCGTGGCTAAAGTCTGCCGCCTCCCCAATGGAGCGCAGTCAGGATAGATTTATAATATATCAAAGAAAAAGGGGCAACAAGTGCCCCTCTCTCAACTAGCTTTAGCTAGCTCCGGGGGAACCGAAGATACCTAATGGGTCAGATACGCCAAAGCTATAACGCTCACGGGCTTTATATCGACTGTTACCAGTATCGAAATCAGCATCCATTGAGGTTTGCATTGGTGTACGCACAAAGTGCTTAAGACCATTTGGAACGTCAGTCATCAAGAACCAAGCATTGGTGTCAGTCAGATAATGGTTAACTGTGTAACCTTCTGGGATTGAACCATTATGCCGTAGGGCATTGATGTCGTTGTCAGATGTGTTCACACGTAACTCAGTATCTAGCAAACGAGTTGCCACAAACTGAAGATCAGCAGGAACCACCAACTTACGAGGCTTGGCTGCTATTAACAAACCACGCTCGTCAGTCCAATTAGCAATCTGAATGACCGCAGCTTCCAAAGAAGTTTCGTTCAAATCAGCGCCAGTAGCTGGCTCATTAGAGTTAGTACCACCAGACACCAAAGGGTGTGCAGTAGAACAAAGCTCTACACCATCGCCATAAGTAGTTGCTGGATCGAACGCACTGTTCAATATCGTAGCAGCCTTAACTTGCTTGGTGTAAGCCATTGCGCGTGCTAGTGCTTTGGTATACCGCGCAGACAAAGAGTCATATAGGTTGTCCTCAATAGCTTCTTCAGTTACTGAGAATCCCATAGAAATTGTCTCGTGGTTATACCGAGCAGTAAACGCTTCTTGGGCGTTATCGTAAGCAATGGCAGCGCCTTCGTTTTTAACTGGGGCAGCTCCAAAACCGGATAACTTAGTTTCTTCTTCAAAAGAACGGTCTGAGCTTTCAGTCTCGAAAATCTCAGCATGTTCTTCACCATACTTTTGATACTCCATACCAAATAAGGCATTTAAGCCCGGAAGGAGTTCTTTGAGTAGTTGTGCTCTTGAAATAGCCATGTCTCAATGCTCCTTAAATTCCGGTCTTGTTGGTGTATGAATGCGCGTCTGGGTTGAATTTAACCAACAAATCCGTAAACGCATCACCAACGGTGGACTCTGGGCCGTCAACAAAATCAACGATTCTGAAAGCAAAACCAGAAGTCGTAGCCGTTGTTGCATCTACCGCAGTGTTGGAATTACCTGTAACAGTGCTTCCAGTGCTAGTAGATTGAACCGCATCAAAATGAGTATTTTGACCCAAATCTGCCTGAGTAACAGAGCCAGCAGCCTGTACTTGGAAGACCACATCAGGATCATCAACAATATATGCTTTAGCGTCAGACGCTACAGTGCCCGTAGGCCAATATTGATTGAAAGTAATCTGTCCTGTGCTTGGATCAGTGTAGGTGCAACCAACAAATACGCCAATAGTACCTGCTGGAAATGGAGTTGAGTTATCTCCATTAGTCGTCACAAGTTCGATAGTACCTCCAGCAACAATGGAAACAACTGCTCCATTGAAAATGTTAGTACCATAACCTGACGCTATCTTTATCTGACGGGTAGAACCAGCGTAAGACTGTCCACCTATCAGATTTACGGCTTTTAAGCCGTAAGGGGTAGCAGAAGATGCCATGATAGACTCCTAATTAATCTTTACGAAAAGAGACCGTTGATTTCCTATCGTTAAATATAGGCATACGAGGGTCACTTTCGCGCATTAAGTTGTTGTCAACAGAACGCATTTGAGCAGCAGTTTGCTGCTTATAGTACTCATTACGCTCTTTAACAAGTTCTTCGGGAGCTTTGCAAAGCATTAGTCCACCTATAATAATATTATCCTTAAACCTGTCATCAGCGACAGCATCAGAAAATATCTCAGGGTGAGCATCTGTTTTTACTGGCTCCCAACCTTCACGTAATTTAGAAGAAACATTAGTAGCGTCTGAAACGCCTCTTGTGGCAATACGTATCCAACGATAGGCATACCCTTCTTCGGGCGTTGGGCTAGGCAGTGTATCGGGCCTATTCCAAGCCTGTTTACGAGTATCCTTTTCTCTCTTTTCGCTATCTCTGGACTTCTGTAGTTTATTATCAGCCATTTTGTTTCCTCGCTAATTCAGCAACCTCTTTGGCGTATTGTTCCAATGGAACCCCAAGTCTTTTCGCAACAGCTATTTGTGACTGCTTTAATTTCACCTTTTTAGGTGAAGTGCTCCGCGTAGCGGGTGCAACCACATTGCTTGGTTTTTGCTTGGGAGCCTCCTCTGGCTCATCTTCTATCCCTTCATCAAATTGATCGGGGAATATCTGTCGCATACGAGAATTTATCTTCTCGTAGTATTCATCTGATTGAGGACTTACACCCTCTTTCGTCAATTTCGTATGCAGTCCTAGAGCAAACGCGGTCATTTCATCGTCAGACCCAAACCAAGAGTTATTACTTCTCCATGCTTCGGCCTTTTCGTCTCGCTGCGGTTGTTCTGGCGCAAGTTGTTGTGATTGAACATTATTTTCAGTATTTTGTAAAGTAGTTTGGTTATTTGCAGGTATTTCCCGCTGTTTCATACCACTAACTTTATCTAAACGTATTTGAGCAGCGTTTAGCAGTGTCTGTGCTTGTAGCACCGCATCTGGCTCTCCTGCTTCATACGCTTCTTTGTACTGTTTTTGGGCAACGGCAAGCTCAGACTCAACCTGTTTCTTAGCAGATTCAATCAAAGCATTGTGGTTTTGCGCCCCTCTAGCGTTAAGTTCTTGATTTTGTTCAATAAGTTTTTGAGCGTAAGTTATTGCTTCTTCACGTTCACGGACAGCTTGCTCTTTGGCCCTTCGCTCATCATGGTATCCTTTACTAAAATGTTGGATACGCTTTTTAACTTTATCTGAGTAATTTTCTAACTCTGCGTTAGTAACTTCTTCAGGAGGTTCCGAAGGTGTGCGCCCTCTGTCTGCGGCAGGTGTATCATCCTCTACTTCTATTTCAACCTTATTATCTTTGGTATCTTCCTTTTTATCGGGCTTTCCTATAGTTTCACGCCCTACAGCTCCCTCTACTTCTATTGTAGTGTCTACTGCTTCTTCTTCCTTTACCTCTACTTCCTGTAGTTTTTCATCCTTTTCTGGATCAGGAAACTCATATTCTACGTGTTGCATTGGCATAATTTACTCCTTACGCACGAGTCAGTTTACTCGGATCGTCAATTACGGCTTCAATTGAGTCATCATTCATAATGCGATACTCAACATCACCCACTCTAAGTCTAGTACCTGTGCTTGCTCGGAATACTACGTAATCTCCTTCCTTACACCACGGGCCACTAGGGAAACGTTCTTTATCCTTATAGGCTTCATCTCCCATATCACAGACAACGCCTGTCATCTGGAGAATGTTTTCTTCCTTGATTGTTTGATTTGCTTTCGCAATACCACTATCAAACGTATCTTCTGCGTTAGATAAGGCCACCATAACCCTATAACCAACAGGCTTGGGAACATGTTTATCTAAGACTACTTCTTTTTGTCTTTCAAATTCCTGTTCCGCTATTTTCTTCTTTCGCTTGGCTTCAATAGCCGTTGTTGCAATCGCTTCAGGCATCGTCATCTTCCATATATGTACGCGAGAGGTCTTGTATTTCTCTGCGTGCGGTAGCTAGACCCCGGATTACTCCGCACGATTCCTTATATTCGGCGTAGTCTTGAGCACCACTACCGCTAACGAATTCTTCCTGTTGTTTCTGTAACTCAGTTAATTTTTCTTCCAGCACGTCAAAGACGGTCGTTGCCATAAAATATTACTCTTTTTTAGTTGTATCGGTTTTAGCGAGTTCAATTATAGTTTTGGCCTCATCTAAGTTCTGTTTTGCATCAGCCTGTTCTGTCATGGAAGCAATACGAGAAGCCTCAATAGCCGCAGTATTCTTAGCTTTCTGCGTATCCAGCTCTAATCTTGCTGCATCAAGCATCGTATCTGATTCGTCTTTAGCTGCTTTTCTCTGTTGTTCTTGCGCTTTAATCTGCAATTCTGCTTGTTTCATCTGGAATACAGGGTCTTGCGCCTGTTGTTGTTGAGCCGCTTGCGCCGCTTGCTGTTGTTTTTGAGCAGTAAGCTGTGAACTTGCTGAAGCCATAGCCTGTGAAAGAAGTTTCTCTGCCTGTTCTGGCATTTCATCTCCCATAGCAGGTAGTTCTACACCGAGTTGCGCTTCCATCTGTTGTCTGTACAAGAATGCCATGTGCTCTCCAATGTGAGCTTTTATAGCACCAACAACCTGTTGCCCCGTGGGGCTTTGCTGTATAAACCCACCAATCTGTGGGTCTTGCAAGAACGCTTCATGCACAGCAATATGGGCTTCATGGTCTTGATATATAAAGGCTTTTACTGGTTTGCCCATTAGTATATCCATATTTTCAGACACTGGATCGGCAGGTTCTACATCATCTGAAGTCGGTACTAATTTGTCTGCGTTCTTTATCCCTAACACTTCAATCATTTGCCGATGTAACTGAGGCAGGTCATAAATTTGTGGACTAGCTTGTGCCATTTGAAGCACTGTTTGATACTGCACCACACGTTGTGCCATTGTGCTGCTATTAGGATCACTAACAGGAATGACCTCTACAGTGTCGTAATCCGCACGTCTAGCACGAGGCTCTGCACGATTGGGCACATACATATATTCTTCAGGCGCATACTCAGCAATCAAAGCTCTGAGTAATTTAAACTCTTGTTTCATTGCATAATGGACACGCGATTGAACCGCAGCCATTGGTTTTAAAGTACGTTCTAGGAGAGCTAATGTAGTCCCAACCGGAGCGTTAGCACTCATGTCCGATATGTTCATATCAGAGATAGCGCCAAGTCTCCTACCTTCTTCTGTTATCTGTTGTAGTAAAGCAAGTAATGTTTGACTTGGCTCCTTATAAGGAAGCGTCATTAAATTGTCTTTTATACTGCCACTTGGCACGTCTACGTCACGAAACTCTCCCGGCCCTATTGGAGTATCATCTCCTTTAACCCTTAACCCACGAGATTTTAACCCTCCGGGCAAGTTTGCCAATGTACCAGCGTCAACTAATTGACGGATAATTGAAGTTCCTGCTTTAGCGTAACCACCAATAATGTGAATTAAACCAAGGCCATAGAAGCCAAATCCGGGTACATAAGAATAATGGACAAAATGTTGACGCTTGAGTGTCAAAGAATCGTCAGGGTTCCAGTTGCGCCTTATCGACAGTACTTCCCCTGTCCCCTGTTCGATACTAACCACGTAAGGTTTAGCTATCTGTAGAGAATCTTCATCTTCCTGATCCACACCATCAATAACAAGATCAGCATGAATTTCTAGTATTGTGTACCGATCATCGGTATTGAGCGTATAACCACCTTCTTCGGCTTTCTTCTCTTCAATATCCGTGTGGTAATAAACAGGCTCACCGAGTTCTAACTCTCGGTAAAAGCCAGCCGCTTGCAGTTTTATCATTTCATTCTTGGTTTTACGCATTACGTGTGTAACACGTTCAGCAGTCTCTATGTTAGACGCACCATAAGGCACAATTACATCTTCCGCAGGGATGTACATAGCGACCTGTCGCCCAAGATTGGGGTCATAGTACACTTTCTTAAATGCAGACCCTGCAAGACCAAGGCTGTAAAGTAGACGTTCGTGCTCCGGGCGATACTCCATCATCACCTCAGTAAGCTCGTAGTTCATGTCCGTTTGGACACGCGATGCAGCGTCTTCTTTTTCTTTGGTGACTTCACCAAGTATCTTGGTCTTGACAGGGCCAGCAGCGGGGAACGTTTCACTCATTGCTTCAGCTTGAAAACGAATAGCGGCTTCTGCCAACACATTACTGTAGACTCCACAGGCTTCTTCCCACGGCTCTACACGTTCTTCGTACTTAAAACCTAATACATCCAACCCTTTAACAAAGGTATCTGCCCATTCCTTACGGCTTGACGTATCTCCTTCAACATGGCCTACAAGCTCAGAGGAAATACCTATTAAGTCAGAATCTTCTAAATATTCGGCAAGATTGGCATCAAATGGCGCTCCCATAGTCTCTTCAAGACCTTCTTCAGGAACCAATGTAATTTCGACAGACCCGTCATCTAAAGTCACCATCTCAGGGTTTACAATCCCAATTTCCATCGTGGACTCTTCTTCAACTCCTATTCCTTCAGGAGTCTGGTATAAACTTTTCTCAATAGCCATTAGTAGTACCCGCCTCTACGTTGCTTAAAGTATTGCACTTCATCAGGTTCATCCGTGGGTAATCGTATGAATCCACCCTGCCTAAATCGCATAAGCGCCATTACAGTTGCATCCACTAAGTCATCATTGGACATGAACGGGAATCCCGCTACTTCTTCCACAAGTTCTTCTGCCCAACGTGTTTGGGGAACCCACGTTAACCCCGATTTGATGATGTCAGCAACAGAGTTAAGACGCGCCATTTTATCGCCTGAACCTCTGTGAGGTGTGTATTCTTGCACAACTAAACCCATTCTGCGAAATTCTTGGTACAAAGGCGTGCCACTACCTTTCTTTTCCACAATAAATGCATCCGGTTCCCACTCCATGTACTCTTTATAAGACAACTCTTTTAGTTCAGGAAACTCTAATCGCTGCTTGATGGAGTTCAACAGGATTATCTCGTACCTGCCTTCTTCATCATTATGGAACACACCCCATGTAGTTATCGCTGTGTAGTCAGCACGGTTATGTTTCTCGGCTGCGGCATCCAGAGACATAATCAAATACTCACACTGTGGCGGGTTCTCATCTTTCCACTCTTTCCACCACTCCCGTTTCACCAGAGCAGCTTCTTCGGCGGTAGGTTCCTGTTGGTACTGGGCGTTCCACTGGAAAAGCGGCATTGAAGCCTTGGTACGGTGAAGCGCATCAAGATTAAAGAACTCAGGCCACAAGGGTTTCTCTTTATCATTGACATCCAGTATCGCAGGAAACTCCACTATCTCGTATTTGTCCGACAGCTCATTCTGCGCCATGTCCCGTGTCACACGCCCTGTCAAATCATCCAGATGCCACCGTGTTTGTATGATAGCCACCCGACCTCCGGGCATCAGACGAGTTCGAGCACCAAAGGTAAACCACTCATAGGCTTTATCGAACACATCAAGATTACCGTTAATGATGTCCTGCTCGTTATGCGGGTCATCTACCAGAAGCAGGTGTGCACCACGACCTGCAAGGGCTGAACCCACACCACAGGCGAAATACTCACCCCCCTCGCTGGTGTTCCACCGTCCTGCCGACTTACTATCCACCGCCAGTTTGGTATTAGGGAATATCTCTTGGTATTGAGGCGTACCTATGAGGTTTCTCACCTTACGTCCAAAGTCCACCGCAAGGTCTGTGGTGTGTGAGACCATCAATACCTTCTTATCGGGGTTCCTACCCAAGAACCATGCGGGGAAATAGATAGAAACCAACTGGGATTTACCGTGTCTGGGGGGCATATTGACACAAATACGGTCTTTCCCCGTGTTAGACAGGGGTTTGCCAGCATAGTCGTACTCTCGACCTTGTTCTATCTCCATTAGAAGGTCACCCAGTATGCGATGATGCTTGCCTACCTTGTAATCAGACTGCATACGCTTGCAAAACTGGATTAAATCACGTCTAGCCGCTTCAACACGCCGTTTTTTCTTATAATTTTCAACTACTTCGAGTAATCGTTGCGTTTCTTCGTCCGAATAGTTGTCTGCATCGGATAAAAGGGCTTCAAGTTCGGCTTCACTGGCTATTTCTTCGGTTTGAGTAGGCTGTAACACGGCACTCATGCTACTTGGCTACCTCATAGATGCCGTCTTTGTTCTCTTTTAGCTCTAATAGGCTTTCTTTTAGCTTTTGCCGTAGCTCTTGAGAGTTTTGGTGGGTTACTTTTATTTCTTTTTTGTCAGCAAACAGTCCAACTTCGCTAATTCTGCCGATATTAACTAAAGCAGAGATACGTTCAGAGGCTTTATCGCTCTGTGTCTCCAGAATAAGGCTGTTTACTACGAAATCACGGAGCTTGGCAGGGGTGGCATTCAACGAATTACCATGTTCTTTCAGGATATTCACTGCTTGGAGCTGCGATACGGTAACTTTCCCGGCGCTATCTGGTTTGGTAGTGGCTTTTTCAACAGGAGCTGCGGGGGTGACAAGCTGTAAATCATGCGCTTCCAGCAATTCTTTGTTGCGGCAAGCGGCCTCTGCGGTTTCGCGCACTTCTGCATACTTGAGATTTACTGGCAACTCAATAGGAGTAGCCGTTTCGGAAGAATCCATAGCGTTACCATCGCAGACCTAGTGTCGTAAGGTGTAAGTATAGGAACTTATTGAGAAAAGTAAAGGGAGGTTAAAGGTTCCATAAGGGGGTGGTTTCTAGTTTGGCGCATTATTTTTGACTTAGGTGGGTTTTTATTTAAAGGGGGTGGGGTCTTTTGCGGGTAATTTGTGATTTGTTGGTGCGTACTATTATTACATATACGTGTATGGAACCGTTGTCGCATAGTGGGGGGCGGGGGGTGGACACCAGTTCTGGCAGAGTCCTACAGAAAAAAGGGGACGCCCTCGCGCATACGCGCACATAAAAGGAATAAACTAGAAATAACTACTTATATGTGCATAAAACTCAATTAAACTATAAATAACTTGACATTACTACCAATCTATGAGACTATACAACCATCGACAGGGAGATGGAGTCGATAACTAAAATAACCAAATAGGTGATTTATGACCGATAGACCGAAAACGT